CTTTTTTATCATAATACCCGCCATTGATACCGCGCGGGGCAGTTAATCCCTGTTTACATTCTTTGCCACATTCAGGGCATTCCGCTTTTTCACGCTCGGAAATTTTACGGATTTTCTGAAATTGACCGTGTTCTTCACAAGTATAATCGTATAGTGGCATATTATCCCCTTTGTTTCTTAACTGAATTTGGATCTGGATTTTCTGGCAGGTCTTCCAGACCCATAGCATAACGTTGTGCATAGATTAGCATAAGAATATCGCGAGCGCAATCATGGATTGCATCATGTGCGATAAAACCATCTAGCGTACCCATTGGCAAAGGACACTCACACATACCACGATGCATCAATGTACGCTCAATGGCGGTACGAACATCTCGGATATTCCAGAATCGAACAGGTTCAAGGTTGAACGTCTCTCGTGTATTGTTTGCACGTCGAATCATATCAACTAGCAACGGAATATCAAAAGCATTACCGCGTGACCACATTACGGATTTAACCGGATCTACTCCCACGGCTTCACAGAATGCGTTAAAACGCGCTAAACCTTCTTTGGTTGATACTTCTGTACCATTTGGGATTAATTGCTTTCTCATACCTTCTGAGGCGGTATTCTTCCACCATTCAACAACACCGTGATCAAAGATCCTTACTCCTTTCTGGGAAGGAATATCAAATTTCACCAGAAAGGAATTATCTACCAGTTCTTTAAATGTAGGCGGATTGTGTGGATCTTCTTTAAATCCGATTGCTGCCATGTTGATTACCGCCCCATCAGGCGGATAACCTAAACTTTCAAAGTCAATCATTAAATCCACTGGAAGCATTTTAAATATCCTCCGCGATATGCCGGAATAACTCTAAGTCATTTTTATCAAGAATGAAACCGCTACAATCAATAATTCCTTTACCGTAATTATCGGTTAATAGTCGATCCGTTGCCATGAATGAACATACCTTATGGCGAAAATTCATAATATGTTGAGCGTAATCAGCATGAATCTTTTGACGGTTCCATGATACGATTGAATCAAGATGAATTACCTTAGAGATATCGTTAATAACAACCATATCAAAAACCTCGCTTAGTGAAATATTCGATCATTTTATTGATACATTCAGCTTCACTGCCGCCGGACACGTTCCAACCATAGAGACCCCATCGAAAACACATGGTAACAGTTCCATTGTGACGGCTCACCGTCACATCATTAAATTCTGGGATACTTCGCATAATCATAATAATTTCCTCAAATATAGTCTACGCGATACCGCGCACGGGTAACACCCACATATAATAACTGCATTGCCAGTTCAAAGTCAACATTATCTGTACACATGCAAGGAGTATACAGGAAAACACGGTCTACACTGATCCCTTGTGACTTGTGGATAGTGCACGCTGGTAATGCTTTTACATTCAGAAACATACGCTTCATCGTCCAGAAAGAATCCCAATCTGGCTTAAAGTTCGGATTCTCTTTCTTCATTTCGCGATATTGTCCGGCTACCGTATTCAGATAGATCGAGAAAATATTTTTCTGGCGTTGCTCTGTCAGAATGTTAATCTCTACTAAATCCGTGCTTTCGGCAGTAATACCAACCGCATCTAAACCAACCTTCTGATTCAGGATTTCTTTGTCTTCGTCACTATCGACGCTTTCTACTTTCAGAGTATAGCCTAAAACTGGTTGCGGATCTACTCCCGTGCAACGTAGTGTAAATTCTCGCGGGATAACCTCTTTAACTCGGATCATCTCGCCGTTGTTAAAAATAACGTTAGGGATCTTCTTCCCACGTTCATCTCGAAGATATTCGATCAATGGTTCCTGAGTAACCAAAATTTCATCTACGATCACAGGTTCATCGGTATTATAAATCCGCTTACGCACAATTTCATTGAGTTTTTCGACACTCTTATTAGTGTAGGCCAGAATACGGTTTTCTAGCAGGTCTTCCGGCGTTTTAACGGCTTCAAAATAACGAGTCATAAACTCCGGTAGAGTTGAGCTATGGAATACACCCTCGTTACCGCACTGCTTTTCGAATACCCATTTACCATTACGAACAGCGGTCGCCACATCAATGATCGGTGCATTGGATCGTTTAATCTCTGTAAGTTCTACATTCTGGAACTCTTCCACTGTAAAGAAAGGAGAGATCGACGTTGCCCCGCTCGGATCTACTGGTCGCAACTGGTGCGGATCGCCTACGGCAATAACCACAATTCGCCCGTTGATACTCTTCATGAGGATATCAAACAATTTCTTATCGACCATACTCGCTTCATCTACAATAATGATCTGAACATCATCTAGTTTAGGAGTATCTTTTTGCTCAAATACTTGAGTATCTTCATAGTTGGTTGGGTTTAGTCGCAGAAGTGCATGTAGTGTAAATGCTTGACGCCCTACCGCCTTACTCAATACTTTTTTAGCCTGGTGTGTAGGAGTTGCCAAAACCACACCAGTTACACCACGGCGCACCATTTCCTGAACAATGAATTTCATCATTGCAGTCTTACCAGTACCCGCAGCACCACGGACAGTGGTATGTTTCTTTTGTGCAATGCGATCCATTAGCACATCGAAAGCATGTTTCTGCCCGTCTGTCAACATATCAAAAGTTAATACTCTGCTCATTATCCTAAAATCCTCACCTTGCGAACACAGATAGTATTGAGTTCTCGTCTTACCCGTTCTTTTTCATATTCAGGAATTTTGTATTCTATACCATCCCGAACAATTTCAGAAGACCGGATTATACCAAATTTTCGTTTAGGTACAACCTTATATTTCGGTTCACCTGCTAATAGACTCTCGCAATAATCTATCTGATCACACATTGATGCTAAGGCTGCATCATGCGTTTCGCAAGTCAGGACGCGACCTTTCGCGTCCACTGAGTATTGAAAGAATCCGTCTTTATCACGATAACATACAGCAAATACATGCATTATAAACCTACCTTCGCTTTCATCAATTCAATCCACGACGCATCAATCGGAAGCCCATATTTCACGCGTTCTTTTTGTGCTGGCGTTAAGTTCTCATACTTAGAAAGAGATTCAATCAAAACGCTGGTATATTTTAACACAGTTTCGGTATTGTTTGCAATAGCCTTAAGTTTTTCCTCTTTCTTGTTGATTTCGCTAAGGGCTTGCTTAAGTTCTGCGATTTTCTGATAACGTTCCTCCATACGGAAGAGAGTATTTTTAATCGCTCTTTCTGCTGCCTCTACTTTCTCTGGTTCGTTATGCTTTTTGTGACGTTCTACCGCTAATTTCTTTTCTTCAATCGCCATTTCCTGATTCTTGATGCGACTCTCGTTAAGTTCGATCCACTCGATGTACTTCGCACGTAGGGCGATCTCATCATCAGAAAGTTTACCGGTAGTACCCATTTCTAAGATCTCTTTCAGTGATTCGATTGTATGATTACCACGGAAAGAGTTATATTTCAGCTTAACCGGAATTACGTTGCCATCAACATAGCCCAAGTTGCAATCAATACGCTCTAATGAAAGCCCATCATCACCTTCACCGAAAGCCTCACCTGAATAGGCGCAATGAGTCTGACGGTAAATGTTGCGAACAGTGACTAAGCTCATAGCAAAGTCTTTGTTGCGACGGGAAGCGCCAGCCATGATAGAGTTCAAACGGAAAACAACCAGTGCTAATTCTTCGTTAGATTTAAAAGCAAACAGTTTCATAATTGATTCTCCTTAGTTGGTATGTGTGTATTATTGTCTATCTTGTTTGTGTTGTCAACACTTAAATCAACTCAAAATGATAAATTTCTATCTTGTCGCCGTTTGATGAAATTGCTTCCTCGATATCGATTAGTATCATTTCGGTTCCTGTCTTGTATATGCACTCCTTTTCATCAGCTAGTATAGCATACAGAGACAAGCGGGTAGTAGGGTTATCATAATCTTTGCTGACAACGCGATCTATAGCATGTTCGTAGTAGTTCATGCAAGGCTTTGTCGGCTTTACAGAAATAACCTTATATGTGTGATAAGTTTCTGTAGCAAAATCCTCTGCCGTTGTAATTAGCGGCGTGAAGCTCATAGGGCGTTCCATCTTGAAAATATCACCAACCATAAGTAGGTTTAGTTTGCGGTTTTCTGTGTTACATACACCGCGATATAATAGACTATGCTCTACTAGTCTTTCGGTCTTTTTGATTAAAGAATCCAGTAAATCAAGGTCGATTAACTCTTTAGAGTTCATCACTTCATCAATGATGTTAAGTTCTTCTGGTGTAAACTGCATAATAAAAAAAGCCTCCGATCTTTCGACGGGAGGCATAATAAAACCATTATAGGGGAATGTCAACTAATTTTTAGTAGCCGCGTTCTTGACGGGCGAAATTTTCAGCATTTTTCAGGTAGTACAATTGGAAAATCTCTTTAGCAGTTAATCCTAATCCCAGCATTTTAATCAGCACAAAATGCCAGATATCGATTAATTCTACGGCAATTTCTTTTCGATCGTCTTCCGACAAATCAGCAAACTTACGCGCTCGCGCTTCGCCGTGGTTTTTCTTCCACACTTTAGTGATTGCACTTGCATCTTTACCATTAGACATGCCACCCAGCGCGACGTAAAGCTCTCGTGTCTCATCGTCGATTGCATCATCCCACAGCTTCATCCAATCAAGGATTTCTCCGCAAGTCTCCAGCTTATCAGGATGCGGCACCCATTCAAATTTTTCTGCCAGTGCAACCTGTAAGCCTTTTTGCATATCTAACATTACTTGCAGCGGATCTTTACCGCTTGTGATTGCTTCGGAATAAGCAATACCAGCTTTAGACATAGTTTCGTCATTAACCAGACCAGCACAAGAATTAAATTCTGACATATTCACCTCATTAAAATTTACAGTATTTCATAAACCGCATTTTAGCCATAAGACCTTGTACGGTATTCTCTTTGATATAATCCATGATTTCTTCGCGGGTAGCGCCCTCATCCTGAATCATGGCGTTAACGTCTTTAGAATGCCACGGGCAACGATCCCATATTACAATCTTTTCCCCTGCATTGATAAACTTTTCTAGTCGGTGCATTGT